ATGGAAAACAAGACGGCTACGAGCTGGTGGAGGGATACCCCAAGAAGATCGAGATTGGCAAGATTCCCATAGTGTACGCGCACCAGCCACAGGTGGAGTGGGCCGATGTTCAGAACCTGATCGACAGGCTGGAGAAGCTGCTATCGAACTTCGCCGACACCAACGACTACCACGCTGCTCCGAAGATATTCGTCAAGGGGCAAATCACGGGCTTTAGCAAGAAGGGTGAGAGCGGAGCTATCATTGAGGGCGACGAGAACTCGGAAGCCTCCTACCTGTCGTGGCAGAATGCCCCTGAGGCCGTTAAGCTAGAAATTGAGACACTGCTAAGGATGATCAATGCCATAACCCAAACCCCAGACATCAGCTTTGAGGCGATGAAGGGTATCGGGCAAGTATCCACACAGACTATGAAGTTGATGTTTATGGACGCACACCTCAAGGTGGCCGACCATCAGGAGGTGCTGGACGAGTACATGCAGCGCAGGCTGAATATCATCAAGGCCTACATCGGGAAGTTCAACGCCAAGCTGGGCAGCGCGGCAGAGGATCTGTTCGTAGAGCCCGAGATTGTGCCCTACATGATCGTGGACGAGGCCGCCGAGATCAAGATTTGGCAGGATGCCAACGGGGGCAACCCGGTGATGTCGCAGAAAGCATCATTCCAGAAGGCAGGGCTAACAAACAATCCCGATGAGGACTACGAGCAGTACAAGACGGAGGAGTCGAGCAGAAGCTCATTCAGCGTATTCGAGCCAACCCCCGCGTAATTATGAAGGGAAAAAATAGAACACTACCTAAGGTTGATTGTCTGACATGCGCTTACAACAGCGGCAAATCAGAGAATCACCTAACCGATTGCAGCCACACAGAGAGCAATCCAAGGGGCGCTAAAGTGGGAACGTGGCTAAAGGAGTGTAAATACTACAGCGAAAGAAAATAGTGGCTAAAAAGGCAAATAAAACGGGTTTTTCGATTCAGGGCTTCGATGTAAACCACTACAAGCAGACGGAGGAGTACCTGAGGGCTATCGATACCATCTACCAGCAGGCGGTGAACGACTTCGCCCTGCTGGGTGATCGCCTCAGGATAGACCCAGAAAAGCCGTTTAGCCTTGCCGACTACCCCAGCGCCAACGCCAAGGCCCAGCAGATCGTGAACAACCTCGCCAGCCGTATGCAGGCGGTGGTTGTTCAGGGTAGCGAGCGTGAGTGGCTATACGCCTGCAAGAAGAATGATGAGTTCCTGAACCACATCCTGAATACCTCCAGGCTATCGAAGAAGACCCTACAGAAGTTTCAGGATAGGAACCTGAGCGCCCTGAGCGCCTTCCAGAAGCGCAAGGTGGATGGGCTCGACCTGTCGAAGCGGATATGGCGATATGCAGACCAGTTTAAAGCACAGATGGAATTAGGGTTAGACATCGGGATTGGCGAGGGGAAATCGGCTCAGGTGCTATCCAAGGAGCTGCGCTCGTTCCTGGTTGACCCCGACAAGTTATTCAGGAGAGTAAGGGATAAACACGGAAACCTAGTGCTTTCCAAAAATGCCAAGGCCTTTAACCCCGGCCAAGGGAAGTACCGAAGCAGCTATAAGAATGCGATGCGCCTCACCCGTTCCGAGATCAATATGGCCTACCGGGAGGCGGACCACCTGCGCTGGCAGAAGTTGGACTTCGTGGTGGGGTTCGAGGTGAAGGTATCGAACAAGCATGATGCCTTTCTAGCCGTTTGGAAGAAGAGCAACCCCGGCAAGGTGGAGATATGCGACCAGCTAAAGGGTCGCTACCCCAAATCGTTCATATTCAAGGGTTGGCATCCCCAATGCATGTGCTACGCCGTTCCAATCCTGATGGATCCAGAGGAGTATAACACCGACGAGCTGAACGAGCTCAGGGCTGCTTTGAGGGGAGAGGAGTATAAGAAGTTCCAGTCGCGCAACACGGTTACAGATGTGCCTGAAGGGTTTAAGGATTGGGTGCAGACCAACACGGAGCGGGCGCAGGGATGGAAATCGCAGCCCTACTTCGTGAGGGATAACTTTAAGGGTGGGAACGTGACAGGTGGGTTAAAGATTCCTCTATCTGTAAGAAAGGTGGACATAACACCACCGCCGATACCTAGTAAGCCAACGGGATCAACTAAAATGCCTCCTGAGTTTGGGCCCAAAAGCACATACTTAAGGGGAGAGGATTATACCTTTGATAAGCGATTTTTTGACCTGCTCGACGACAATAAGCCTGTTAGAATGGTGATATCGAGAAAGGGGGGCTCTTACTTTTTGCCCCCCGGAAAGATCCATATTGAGAATGGGCAAAGAGCCGAGAAATCGAATTGGGAAAGGAAGGCGGTCATATATCACGAGTACGGTCACGCAATAGATTGGCAGCGAGGGTTAAGGTACGATAGAACCCTTTCCGATTTGAGAAAGAAACAAATATCCTGGCTTAGGAAAAAGGATATAGTGACAATAAGGGTAAGGCAGTTCAACTACTCGAAAGGGGTAAATGAAAATGTGAAGATTACCACCAGTATGTCAAAAGTGGCCTACATAGATCATAGGCTAAAGGAATTATCTGGGAAGGTGATGCGTATGAGCCCAGAGGTGTTTACCCGAAGAGGTATATCCAAATGGGATGTACTTGAGCAGATAGGATCAACACGGGATACGATAAAATCACTTGTTGTTAGCCATGGATATGGGCATTCAACAAGCTACTTTAGGAGAGTTGGTGCAAAAGAGGCTGAGTACTTGGCTCACGCATTCGAGAATGCTTTTCTAGGTAACAGGGTTTTTCAAAAGTATATGCCAGAAATATATGAAGAGATGATTGCCTACATAAAAACTCTCAAGTAGCTACTTTAAGTATAAAAGGCCATCGGGGATACTACCCAGTAGTTCCATTTTAGAGGTATCAATATTATCAAACTCAGGATAAACGGCTACAAGTTCACGCTTATCTCTCACTAATTCCTCAAGAATGCGTACTGCCTCGCTCCAATCGCCCAATGCAAGCGGAAGCATTTCTACAAGGCTAGATAGCTCTTTGTCGGGGTGGTCCTGAGTAAAGTAGGTGAATAGATCCTCCCCTTTTAGTAACTTGTAATCAATGGTAGTCATAGTATTAGTTTAAGTTAGTTATACGAAAATAAATCAAATATGTTGCTATATTGGCAGCGGCACCTTCCCCAGTACCCTGCTGCTGACGTGCGTGTACACCTCCGTGGTGCGGCTACTGGAATGCCCCGCAATCTTCTGAATGATCCTTAAATCCGTCCCCGCCTCCAGAAGAGAGGTGAAGCACGAGTGCCTTAGGCTGTGGAAGTGGTACTTTTCACCAAGGTACTGCTTTACTAGCTGGTTACAGCTGGTGGCCGAGTACTGATCTGAGAACTGCCCATTGAACAGGTAACGTTTGGGCTTGTAGGCCTTATAGTACAGCCTTAGCGTGTTGAGCAGGTTGGGCGATAAAGGCACTACCCTATCCTTCCTTCCTTTGCCCTGCCTTATGGTGATGAGCATCCGCTCCGAGTCGATGTCCTTAATCATTAGGTTAATCACCTCGCTGACCCTGAGGCCAACCGAAAAGGCAAGCATCAAAATAGCCTTATGCTTTAGGTTGGGAATTGCACTAATACGCTCAACTAGGAACTCGGCATCGATTACCTGCGGCAGCTTCTTCTCCTTCCTTGGGCGGGTGAAGTCCACCTTATCGTACTTGCGGTTGAGTACCTTTTCGTAAAGGAACTTGATAGCGTTGATGATTTGGTTCTGCTGCGATATGGAAGTGAACGAAAACCCATTGAGATACCCCTGAAAATCGGCCGCAGTGAGATGCTGGGGGTACTTACCCACCGCCTCAAGGAACTTACCCGTGTAATGGCTATACACCTCAATGGTTCGGTTAGAATAATTGAGGTATTTAAGTTTTTGATTGTAAATCCTTAAAACGCTGTCGTACATAACTCAGTGTATTAGTTGAATAGGTAATGAATTTGCTATATTATAGTTGTACCCCATTTAAGGACGCAAAGAACGCCCGTCAATAGTTCCTACTTCACAGACCTGACTAATGCCAGCGTCTCCATAGGCTCATCGGACAGTACCTGCCCTGTTTTATTTTTAGGATTTAGAGCAAACTTTAAGATATTGTTTGCCGCTAATACATCCCTTTCATTAATTGTTCCGCAAGACTTGCAAACCCAAGTCCTATCTGACAATTTCAAATCTTTGTTGATTACACCACAACTACACATCCTTGATGACGGCTCAAACCTTCCAATTTCAAGGTAGTTTCCCCCATGTTCTTGCATCTTGTATTGAAGTATGGTGTAAAATCTACCTAACCCTAAATCTGCAATAGATTGAGCAAGTTTGTGGTTTCGCATCATTCCAGAGATGTTCAAGTTTTCACACGCAACTGTATCGTACTGTTTGGCTATCGCAGTAGTAGTTTTGTGTATGAAATCTAATCTTTGGTTTGATATTTTTTCGTGAAGCAATGCTACTTTTAAGTTTGCTTTTTTTCTGTTTGCACTTCCTTTTTGTTTTTTGCTTGCACGTTTTTGAAGCACTTTTAATCGTTGAATAGAAATCTTTAAGTGCTTTGGGTTTTCTATTTCAGTTCCATCCGATAAAGTAGCAAATGTTTTTATACCAGTATCTATACCAACTGCATTTTCTTTTGATATAGGCTTTTGTTTTACTTTAACATCTGGTAGTTCAACGGTAATTGAAATAAAGAATTTACCAGTAGGTGTTTTTTCAATGGTTGCTGTTTTTATCTTCCCATCAAAAGTTCGGCTGATTTTAGTTTTAAGCCATCCAACTTTATTAACAGATACCTTACTGTTCTCAAAGTCTACTTTAGTGTTTTGCGGAAAACCAACCTTGTGAGTCCCTTTGTGCTTACTCTTAAATTTTGGAAATCCTTTTTTTTGCTTAAAGAACCGAGTAAATGCTTTATCCATATTTACAATTGATTGCTGCAAACTTTGAGCAACAGACAATTTTAACCAATCATATTCAGGATGTTTCTTTAATTGAGTAAGCTCAGTCATTAAGGTAAATGCAGACACACTCTTTTTTTCTGCTTGGTATTCTTTAATACGTCTATCCAATGCCCAATTGTATACAAAACGAGCATTTCCCAGCATCTGATTTAATTGCTGTTCCTGCTCTTTGTTCGGATAAACCCTATATCGAAAACCTTTTACCATAATGCAAATATACAACTTTATTTTTAATTCTACACAAAACCACTAATTATTTTAGAAATCAAGAGCGCAAAGAAAAAAACGGGGTACAACAATGTATAAACGGCATTAAAACGACCGTTTATATCAACGAGTTATGCTTCAGGCTAAGAAAACGACAGTCAACCAATTGACGATTTATAAAAAGAATGAAAACCGAACCAATAAAATTTGTAAATTTGTGGTTTAAAGAAATTTGAATGGAAATATTGACAGACATATATTTAGGTGACAGCAAAGAGAAATTAAAATTACTCTCTGACAATTCCGTTGACTTAATTGTAACTTCTCCACCGTATGCTGACCAAAGAAAAAGTACTTATGGTGGAATTCATCCCGATAAATACGTTGAGTGGTTTTTGCCAATTTCCAAGCAGTTACTGCGAGTCTTGAAACCAACTGGGACTTTCATATTGAACATTAAGGAAAAAGTTGTTGAAGGAGAACGAAGCACTTATGTGATGGAATTAATTTTGGCAATGCGAAAACAAGGTTGGTATTGGACAGAAGAGTTTATCTGGCACAAAAAAAATTCGTATCCTGGTAAATGGCCAAATCGTTTTCGTGATTCTTGGGAAAGACTTCTTCAATTCAATAAGGACAAAAAATTCAATATGTACCAAGAAGAAGTAATGGTTCCAATGGGTGATTGGGCAAAGAATAGACTTAAAAACCTTTCAGAAACAGACAAAATTAGAGATAACTCCAAAGTTGGTAGTGGATTTGGAAAAAACATTTCGAATTGGTTGGACAGAGACAAAGCATATCCGACTAATGTTTTGCATCTTGCTACAGAATGTAACAACAAGAATCACAGTGCAGCATTTCCTGAAGAACTTCCAGAATGGTTTATAAAACTTTTTACAAAGCAAAATGACACTGTACTTGACCCATTCATGGGTTCAGGTACAACTTTAGTTGTTGCAAACCGTATGAGACGTAATTCAATCGGAATAGACATTGTTCCAGAATATTATGAAATGGTTAGGAAGCAACTTCAACCAGTCGAACTTTATTTACTAGAACCAAAAGCAAAATATGAAAAAACTAAACCTGAAAGACGTATCGCAGTACGTTGAGAAAAATATTGGAACTTTCCACGAAAAACGAATACAGAGTCTTGATAGCCTTAAACTTTCGCAAGTCCTTAAAAGGAAAAATCCGTATTTATTCAAAGCAAAGTACGTCCTGACAGCAGAGAAAATTATTCGTGGAATTGTTGATGCACATATTTCATCAAGTGAAGAAGGAATCTTTGGAGACTGGCTTGAAGGACTTGCTATATACATAAACGAGAAAGTTTATGGCGGCAAAAAATCAGGGATACTTGGTATTGACCTTGAGTTTGATAAGGACGGAGTTCGTTACATTGTAAATATTAAATCAGGTCCAAATTGGGGAAATAGTTCTCAAATTGGGGAAATAGTTCTCAAATTGCAAAAATGGTTTCAGATTTCAAGACAGCAAAAAAGACATTAAGAACAAGTAATTCAAAACTTAATATTGTTGCTGTAAATGGTTGCTGTTATGGACGAGACAACCAAACGCTTCGTGTTTTATTTTTTGCCAACTCACAAAATATTTTGAAATTCTTTACTAACCGCAAAAATGGCACATTTGGTTATGCCCAAACGCAAGCCAACCTTTCACAAAACCCAAAGAGCCATTTTTTTTGCCGACCCATCCAAAATTATTTGATTTTTATATGTTGACTTTAAGTAACTTTTTGTAGTTTTGCTAAATGGAAATTAATTCAACGACACATAGTATAATTATAGGAGCAGCTCAAAATATGGAGCAACTCAAAGACAATTCAATTGAACTTGTTGTAACATCACCACCATACCCAATGATTGAAATGTGGGATGAAATTATGGCAAAGCAAAATCCAGAAATTCAATTTGCATTAGACCAAAATGACGGAGCAAAAGCTTTTGAACTTATGCACTTGGAACTTGATAAAGTTTGGGCAGAAGTTAAAAGAGTTTTAATCCCTGGCGGTTTCGCCTGCATTAATATTGGTGACGCAACAAGAACCATAAATGGTGAGTTTGCTCTTTATCCAAGCCATTCAAGAATTATTTCAGCATTTCAAAAGTTAGGAGTTTCAAACTTACCGAATATACTTTGGAGAAAACAGACAAACGCACCAAACAAATTTATGGGTTCAGGAATGTTGCCTTCAGGTGCTTATGTGACTTTAGAACACGAGTGGATATTGATTTTTCGAAAAGGTAGCAAACGACAATTTAAAACTGAAAACGAAAAACTAAGAAGAAAAGAAAGTTCATTCTTTTGGGAAGAAAGAAATATTTGGTTTTCAGACTTGTGGGATTTAAAAGGAACCAAACAAAAAATTGACAAATCTGGAACAAGAAAACGAAGTGCTGCCTATCCTTTTGAACTTCCTTACAGGCTTATAAATATGTATTCGCTTCAAGGCGACACAGTGTTAGACCCTTTTTTGGGAACTGGCACAACTTCATTGGCTGCAATTGCATCAAACAGAAACAGCGTAGGTTATGAAATTGACCCAATGTTTCTGAATATTATTATTGACAATTTAGAATCAACGCCAGTAACATTTTTCAACTCGATTATTCAAAACCGCATTGACCAACATATCAACTTTATAACAGAAAGAAATGCTGATATTAAAAAGGGAGAAATAAAGCATTACAACGATAACTTGCAGCTACCAGTAATGACTAATCAGGAAACCAACATCAAATTGAACTTCGTAACCTCTGTTAAAAGAAAGAATAAAAAATTAGTTGCAACTTATGACAG